GCCCCCGGCGTGTCCCAGCCTGGGGACTTACTCGCCTTCTCGTGCCGCGAGAACCACGCATTCATCTCGCGAACCCAATCCTCGTTCATCTCCTCGCGGGCGGCGAGCTTCTTGGCCCGCATCACCGTCTCGGGCTTCAGGCCGTCGCCGCTCTTGCCCTCTTCGTGGAGCCGCAGCCCCCGGCGAGCCGCCGCCGCCATGCCGGCCGTCGGCCTCAGGCTCACGTCGGCACGCTCTTCGATTGCAGAATCGGCGGCAGTGTCGTTTGAGGCGACAGTCTCGCTGCGAACTTCGTTCGCGGCGTCGGACTGGAGTTCCTGCGGAGCCGCCTCGGAAACTCGTCGCTTCACCCACTTGGCTCCCGCATCGCCGCCGGCCAGTTTCCACTCAACCCACGCCGGCGAGCCGCTCCAGTCCTCGGCGCGGGCCTCAAGGCACCGCTCGTGGACGTTCGCGAGGTACTCGACCTCCTCGACGCTGACGATTTCGCGGTTCACGATGTGCTCCGCGATGCCCACAAGCACCTGATCGACGTCGTCGCGGCTCCGACAGGCGTTCAGCCCCTTGCGGGCGGCGTTCGCCATCGTCTGATTCGGCCGATAGGCGTCTCCGAGGGCCATTTCGATGGCTCGACGGCTCACAATCACGCTGGAAGCCTCGAACGCCGGCCTCACGACGGGTCCGACGTCTTCCAGGCGGCCGATCGACCGCACCTCTCGCCGCCGGAGGCCGCTCGACGTCGTGCTCCACACGTCACCGCGCTCCTGCGGCGTTTTTTTCACCGAAAACGCGAACGAACTGCCGGTCACATACCCGCCGGCGACCAGTTCGACGACCTCTTCGGCCGTCGAGGTCTTCGGCAACGGTCCCATTTCGTACCGCAGGCCGTAGGAATCCGGCCGGAGCCGGAGCGTGCCGTTGGCGGACCGCGCGAGCAGCTTGTCTTTTGAGTGGTTGTAGACCCCGATGACGTCGGGATTCGTCGCCAGCACCTCGTCGAAGGCTTTCGGGTGGATTGTCTCGACGAAGCCTCCCAAATTTCGGCTCTCCGAGTTGAAGACGGCCGCATAGCCGACGATCACCGGCCGCTTTTCGCCGTTGCCGACGTCCCGATACTCGATCGACGTGTCCGAAACGGTCAGACGACGCTCAATTTCGCTGCTGCTCATCAATCACCTCGTCAAAATGCCGGTCGAACCAGTCGCCCGTGACTTCTTCGTACTGCTTGCCACTCCGGTGACACTCCAGGAGCAGGTCTTTCGACCGGCTCACCCACGCAGAAACGAACGGATCAAGCTCTCGCCCAGCAGCTTCTGCTGCATCGCGAAGCTCAATTCGCATCTTTTCTTCGATTTGGCCGAACCACAGCGTGATTTTCTCCGGCTTCGACCTTCGCTCGATGACTCCGTCGGCTTCGATGGCCGCGAGTCGTCGGAGCGTAGTGCGGAAGAGGGCTTCCGCGGCACGGCTTTCCGTTGGTTGGCCGATTTCTTGACCGGTAGCCTCTTGCCCATCGGTGCTTCCTGTGTCCTGCTGGTCGCCAGATTGCGGGGCCGTCGCGGCCGGCTCGCTGGCCGCCGTCGGATTCTCCGGCGTGAACGCCCCCAGCAACTGCATATTGACCTGGATGAACCGCTTCTTGCCCTCGTTGTCGGGCAGCGGGTTGTATCCGATCTGGGCGCGGACCTCGTCGATGTCGAGGACGCCCATGTTCGCCATCTCGCGGAGGAACTTTGACCTCGCCTCATAGTCGCCAGCCATGAGGGCGTTGGTGTCGAACTTCACGAAGTAGTTCTTGTCGTCGACCACGAGATCGCGGCGGCAGGCCATTTCCCACCGCCGGCACCACGGAATCAACGAGAACGTCATAAAGTCGATCGCCGACTGCTCGACCGTGCTGTGCCGGACGTTGGTCAAGTCGCCGATCAGGTGCGGGGGCACGCGGTAGATCCTCGCGATCTCCTCAAGCTGGTATCGCCGAGTCTCGATGAGCTGCGCCGTGTCGTTGCGAACTGGGTCGTCTTTCTTCTTGAAGCCGAACGGCATGACGACGGTCTTGTATGCGTTGAACGGCCCCCGGTGGGCGTCGTCCCACTGCTCCCGAAACTTCCGCAATGCCTCGGGCTTGTGAGGCTGGTCAGTCTCGATGTACGTCCCAGTCTTCGCGCCGTTGCCAAAGAATGCCGAGGAGTGCAGTTCCGTCGCCCTCGCGAGCGCAATCGCATCCCGCGATAGGCTGGTCGGCACGAAACCCGTCACGCCGTCGCTGGAGAGCCAGCGAAGATGGAAAATCTCGTCCTGCCGGTACTCTTCCGGCTCCGGGTTCGGGTCGGTCAGCGTCGACGGCGAGCGGTAGTAGTACCTCAGTTTGCCGTTACTGAGCCGCTTCACCTCCATTCGGCTGGGATGGAGCGGGATCAGTTCGCTGACAGCCCCGTGCTCGACGGACCCCCTAATGAGGGAGTAGGCGTTGCCCCACAAAAGCAGCCAACTCTGCATGAGTTCGCGGAACTCGAAACTCGTCATCCACGAGTTGGGCTGGAAATGCAGCACCTCGTGAAGCCACTTATCGTCGGCGATCTCGTTGCCGCCGCCCGGCAGCCGCCGACAGTAGTTGAAGGGCAGGGAGGCCAGGCTTTCGGCCAGCACCCGCACGCAGGCCAGAACGGCTCCGCTCTCCAGCGCCGTCTCGGGGCTGACCGAAACGCCGGCCGTCGTCTTCCGTTCGGCGATGATCTCCTCGAACACCCGCGAGAGGCTCTGGCTGCGGAGTTCTAGCACGTCGCCCAGCGGAATCTCTTGTGACGGCATTTAGAACACCAGGAGTTGGGGGTCTTCTTCAGGTCCGCGGGCCTCTCCGCTGGCGATGCCCAGCGCCATGATGAGAGCGACGGCAGAGTCGATGCGAGCCGTCGAAGAGGAGTTTTCCTTCGTGGGCTTCACGTTCCCGGCCTCGTCGGTCCTGACCTGCATATTGCTGATCTGGTAGCCAAGAGCAGGGTTTCCGCCGTGTCTGATTTTCTTGCCGATTGTCAGCGTCTGAAGCATCTTGGTCGGGGCGCTCATGCTGGCGTATCCCTGCCCAAAAGGCTTCACCTGGATGCCGTCCATCGACAACTGCGTCGTGATGTGGGTGGCGTTCCAGCGGTCGATTGCGACAGCGCGGACGGCATTCTTCTCGCAGAACGAGAGAATGTAGTTCCGAACCGTGTCGTAGCAAACGATATTTCCTTCCGTAAGTGTAACAAATCCGTCTTTTGCCCATTGCCGATACGGCGCTTCGTCGCGAGTCGCGTTCTCCTCCGGCAGGAAGAGATGCGCGAAGACGTCGTAGGTGCCGTCGGGGAATCCATCCTCGTCAATGCCGGGCCAGACCGCCACGAACGCCGTCGTGTCCTGCGTGCTCGACAAGTCGACGCCGCAATAGCACGGCCGGTTGTCGGATGGCCGCAGCGGATCAGAGCAGGCTTCCCACTGGCCGGTGCGGAAGAAGCGATTCGCGCCGTTGCTCACCCACTGGTTGAGGTAGAGCGTGCGGAACTTGATCTCCTGGACGACCGATTCCTTGGCGAGCGACGCCTCCCGCTCCATGAACTCCTTGCGGACGGTCACGCCGTAATTCGGGTTAGCCTTGCGCCAGGTGGCCTCCGCAAAGATGTCGTCGCCCTCGTCAGCGGCATAGACGCAGGGCAGGAAAGTCGGATCGTCGATGAGGCCGTCGCGAACCTTGATCGCCCGCTGCCACTCGTCAAAGCACGGGCCGACGCGATCCATGCCGGCTGTTGTGACATAAATGACCAGCGGCTCAGACCTCATCCCCATGCCGGATTCAAGGACGTCGACGAGATCGCGGTTGGGCTGCACATGGAACTCGTCGACAATGACAACGCTGGGGTTAAAGCCGTGTTTTCCTTTATGCTCACTGGAGAGGAACTGAATCGTCGACTTCTTGTGCGGGATGACGATCGAGTTCTTGTATATCTTCGCTCGCTTGAGCAGGCCAGGGCAGGACTCAATGAACCGAGAGCACGCCGTGAACAGAAGGCTCGCCTGCTTGCGGTCGCCGGCGGCAATGAGAATCTGGCCGCCCTCGTCGCCAAAAAACCCCTCGTAGGCACCGACCAGAGCACAGGTAGCTGTCTTCCCGGCCTTTCGAGGCACCGCCAGAAGCGACCGCTGATACTGCCGTCGGCCGTCTGATTTCAGCGTGTTGAAGAGCTTGTCGAGATACTCGTCCTGCCACGGCTGAAGCGTGAACGGCTTGCCGGCGAACTCGCCCTCGCTGTGCTTGAGGAGCGAGGCGAACTGGCGTATGTCAACCCGTCGCTGCGTCGTCAAACAGTGCGTCCACCGGATCGCCGACGACCTTCACAGCGCCATACCCCAAGCGTGTGCGGTCGGCTGGTGTCAGTCCAAGCACCGTTTCGAGGTGCCGGAGTTGCTCGCCGCATTCCTTGGCCTGTGTTGCCATCGCCGTGGCACGCGAAAAACGGATATTGCCGTCAGGGGCCAGAACCTCGACGTAGGAAGCGTCGATCTTCTGCAACTGCTGCGCAGCATATTCCCACATGACGTATGTAACACAGTACCTAGTTACAACGTGTTCGTCAGTTTCGGCCAAGGTTCCCATCTTGTTCAGCCACTCAACCAGGCGGCCGAAGATTTCCTTGCCTCGCGGCTTCAGCCATTCAGGCGGCTGCATGGAGGCCGACGGAGTCCCCAGTTCCTCCCGGTTCTTGGCATACTTTGATCCAGCCAAAGTCAGGATGTGCTTGGGTTTCGGGGGGCGACCTTTCATGCCATATATACTACTCGCCTGCGTGTGCGGGCCGCAAAAGAGTGTGCGTCGCGTCGATTCGCGAAAAGCGAATCGCCCGTAAAACAGTGGTGGGCCAGCAGAAGTCCCAGTTTTAGAAGAATACGCGGAAGCA